GATAAATCTGCATCACTTAAATCTGCACCACTTAAATCTGCACCACTTAAATTTGCACCACGTAAATTTGCACCACGTAAATTTGCACAACGTAAATTTGCACCACGTAAATATACACAACGTAAATCTGCACAACGTAAATCTGCACAACGTAAATCTGCATCACTTAATTTTGCCCTTTCAACAGTTTTTTTTATAGTATTTTTTTCGCATTCATATTCAAAAAGCAAATTTCCAAATATTGATTTTATTTCTATTTTATTCTTCATAGTTCTTTCTTATTAGTGTGTCAACCTTCTTACTTAACTCTTGGAAGTACGTACCCCTCTGTATCACGTTGGTGTCTGCCACCTCGTTGTTCAACTCCTCGCAGAAGCCTATCAGGTCGTCCCTGAACTTCAGCATCTTTGGTGCGGTAGGTTTCAATTCGTCTAGGCACTCTAGTAGTAGTGTGCACAGGCAGTACATCAACTGCGCCTTTACTCTATTACGCTTGTTCATACTCTCTCCTTACGTCGTACCAATACTTTGCTCCCGTCTCACGTATCAACTCGTTAATACATCTCAATCCTAGGACGTAGTCCCCGTTGAATAACTCTAAAATTCTTTTTGCTTCTTCTTTCATATTATTTCTTTTTAAATTGTTCTAATATACCCTCAACTCCTTTAACATTAACTAAAAGTGTATTTTTAAATATAAACTCTCCAAATGCTATCACTTCTTCCTCACTATAACTTCTTTCTTGTTGCAATTTTTTTTCATCTTTAAATAGGATTTCCATAACTCTTGTTGACATTCTTTCAGCAGCTTCTTTAGTTGTTTCTTTCATGTTATTTCTTTTTAAATTGTTTAAACCATACATCAGGTTTACTTGATGTTATTAAATGTTCTTCAAATGCATACTGTCTTATAATTTCTAATACTTCTTCCTCACTTCTTTCTTGTTGCCATTTAGCACCTGCTATAAAATCATTATAGTACCTATTGTTGTTGTCTTCTTTTACATACTTTTCAGCAGCTTCTTCTAGTTTGCTAACATCCATCCCATTCTGTTTTGTTGTTGATACTCCTCATACGTGCAACGTCTCATAGACCCGTAGTCGGGCCTTAACTTCACGTGCGTCGGGTACTCCTTCTCGTGTCTCTTACTCTCTCTGATAACCTTTGCGTAGGCCTCGCGCTTGCTTCTCGCCCACACATCGTTAAAACCACCACCTATCCAATTGAATAGGTACAAATACTCTCCACTTATACTTCTGTACTTCATATGTTTATTTTTTAAAAAATGATGTCTCTCCATCAGTCAAGAATGTCTGTGTTTGTAGGACTATGAATTCATTGCCACCTGATTCCTACTTTGACTCACGCACACAGACGGCCTACATTGTATCTTTTACAAGGAATCTATTCATCAGATGGCGTTTATTTCTTCCAAGACCTGAACCTCTCTCGGCTTCAGTCTTCTGAACCTCGATATCTTAAACATCGGCTCTGTTGTTCTGTCTATGAGCCAAAAGTACCTAGGCTCGTTCCTTATCTCTTCCAACAACACGCCAACGGCTCCGAAGTCGTACTCTTGTATCTCTCTTATCGTGTATTGACTGCCATCGACCACCCAATTGGGCACGTCTGACGACAACTCGTCGCACGTGTGTGGTAATTTACTAGAATTTATACAAATAACATTATCACCTATACTAAACATTATAATAGTATTTTTTGTGTATTTTTCTCATATTTTATTTCCTTTTTTTAAATTGTCAACAGCCCATAATGGCTGATAGTTTGTGTAATGATTTAACTTTATAAGATGATCTTCATCTTTTGCTAATGATACTGGATATATATGATCCATATGCCACTTACCTTGATTCTCCCAAGTCATTCCTTCTGTAAATTGATTCTCTAGATGAATTTTAAACTCTTCATAAGAACATCCTAATATTTCATAAGTTTTTGAAGTTTTTGAATAACCTGTTCTTTTAATTGAAATACCTATTAAATTTCTTATATTACATTTTAATTTAAACAATGGATCTGTATTTTTTTTATTTTTAAAATAAATATTTATAGCTTCTTTGTTTTCTAAACTATACTTTTTATTTTGTTTTTTTATTTTATCTAAATTTTCTAAACGATATTTTTTATTGTATTGTTTATCGTATTCCCTTCTCTTGTCTTTATTATTTTCTACCCATTTTATCCATTTAAATTTAATTTTCTCTTTATTATGTATTCTGTACAATTTATCTTGACTTCTTTTTATTTCTTTATTATCAAAGTCATATTTTTTTTTACAAACCTTACAAACTGAATGATATCCGTCTGATCTTGTTTTATTTTTACAAAACTCAATAAATTCTTTCTCAATCTTACATTTACTACATACTTTCATCGCATAAAAAAACCCAATCAAATTCGGCAGTATTGTGAGAAGTGCCTCCTTTGAAAGGGTTATTTATGTTCTATGTTAAATGCTTCTCACGTCATTTCTTTTGCAAAGATACAACATTTTTATAAACTAGAACAACTGTGCTATCTGTCTGTTACTCATCCCCAACACGCAGTTCAGCGCGTCGTCAATCACCTCGTCCGTGTCCAATATCCTGAACAAGACCTGAACCTTGCTATGCGTCAACTCGCGTCCACGTGCAAACTCTTTCACTCTCACAAGTCTGTCTGTGAAGTCTTGGTTGTCCGCCACCGTGAGCGCGTCTCCATTGCGCGTCCACCTTCCGTTTTTAATTTCCATGTAGTCTATGTTTTTTAGTTAGTAAATCAGGCTCGTACGTGCTAGGAACACAACAGTTCGAAGGACACACCTCCGCACACTGTGGCGCACCGTAGAAGCCGACACACTCTGTGCACTTCTCCTCCACGATGTAGAAAACGTCGCTTGAACGTGGTGCCTGTGGTGTGGTGTCGGTCAGGCTCGTGCCGTCGCTCCATCTCCAATCCGTGTCGGGCTCGTATATCGCGTTGTTCGGACACACGGGCTCACACAGTCCACAGTTGATGCAGTCGTCTGTTATCTTTATTGCCATGTCTTTATTAGTTTGTTGTTTACATCAAACAATGATGTTAAGTTATACTCTTTATCTATTCTCTCTAGAACCTGATCTAGGTTAGCCGTCTGAAACACCATGTGGAAGTCCTGAAGGGGGATGTCTCTACCCCCCTTGCTTCTGTAATACTTATGGAACCACTCTATGTTATACTGCCCACTGTTACGCATTCTGATATACTCTTCTTTCATTTGTAGTGCTACTGTGCACACAACCCCCACGCCTCGATGCGCTTGAAGTTGTGTCCGTTAATGTTTAGTTGTTTGCATATGAACTTCGCCAATATGCGGTTGCCCTTCGTGTCGTTGTCTATCTCTCGGGTTCCTATCCTAGCGACAACATCTGATGTGCTTAGACCTAATACCCTAGTACAGAACTTGTTATCTTGTCCTAGGTAGAACCTTTGGTGGTGCTTCTTTGTCTCTAATACCAAACACCAATCATGACCGATGCTATATGCACCCCTACTTACTATTACTTTTGCTTTCATTCTCTATTAGTTTTAAGATTAATTTCCACGCCTCTAGGTCGCGCTCTATACTATTTATTATTATGCTCATGTGACCCTCGTCATACATAGCCTTGTCAATGTCTTTCAACTCGTCCTCTAGGCTCATGACCTTGACCATCGCCTTTATTAGTGCTCTCTCTACTACTGTATCCATGACAACTCCCTCCTCATTAGTCCGAATCTGATTGAATTCTTTACTGACTGCTTTGCCTCGTGCCATGTCAGTTGTGGGTTGTCCTTGCACTCGTACTTTACAAGCGCCGTGAACTTCTGCTCACGCTCCCTGATTGACCTGATGGTCTGATTAACTACTGTTATCCTTGGTCGCATAGTCTCTCTATTAATAAGTTAGTACTGAACTCTATCTCTTCTATGGTCTGCTTGTGCTTGTCTAGGAACCACTGTGGGAACTCAATCGCCACTAGTTCAGGACTCACATCCTTGTGCTCAAATGACGATGGCACAAAGAAGGGTTTACTTCCGTGTGCCAACGTGATTGAGTCATGACCTAACTGCCTTCTATATTTTTGTAGTATCATAAAATCTTTTATAGTTATTGTAAATGTCTAATGCTAACTCATCAAACGTGTGGTTAGGTGAGTAGATATTTGGAATCTCTCTTGTTATTACTGCGGTAACTTGCTCCAATGTTGGAACCTCGTCCTTGTACGTGTCAGCGATGTGCTGATAGATTGACTTTTTCATTACGCTAGTACTATTTTAAGTTTACCAATCTCTGCCTTTAAATGACCTAGGTCACTCACTTTAAATTCATCAACACCCAATCCCTTGCAGTATTGTATAAGTTCTGTACTTGCCTTACCTTGCAAGGTTACCTCGCGCTCCCAAACCGAGCACACATAAAATCTTTCCACGTCTATGGTGGATAATAAAGCTAATGAATCTTTCATCGTAAATATATTTAATGGTTAATACCATCCGAAGATGGTTTCGTCCAATTAGGACTCGTCAGTTAACCTACCTCTCTTGTTCGCATAGAAATACGTACCTTGCATACAAGTTATTCTTTTCGCTCTGTGTTAACTTGTTCCAATGACCGTATAGTTTAGGGTTAATTGGATAGCCTTCTAGACTATATAAGATTTCTTTGTTCATATAATAGATATTAAAGTTAGAAATACTGCCCATAGTACTAAGGCAAGTCCGATGTCTTTTAGGTTCTGTCCCATGTTATCTGTAGCAGTTAGGAGTTAGTAAATGAATTGTAATTGATAGCACTAGTACTATCGTCCAAAATAAGATGTTCTTTTTCATGATAAATATTGTTTAATTGGTTAAGACACCCGCTTGGGGTGTTTCGGATACTTAATCCTCATCAGTTAACCTTTGTATCCTATGGATTCTAGATGTTTGCATATTTCGTCAAGTTCTTTTCGATAATAGCTAACTAATTCTTTACATCCGTTTTCTTTTAGCGCATTGTTCAATTCAACTACTATACTATTAAATAGTCTTAATGAATGGCTTTGGCAAATTACTAGTTGATCAGTTGAAATTTTCATAATAAATAATATTAAACGTTTCGCCATTCTGTGGCTCATCAGTAAGGATACACATCCTTATACGTTTCTAAACCAATTACAAGACTCCCACCTTGCAATCTTTATAACACCTATTCGATGCTGTTTACATTTCGCTCTTCACGGCTCCTAATCCGCTTATAACACCTGTTTGTTCAGTAGAGTGGTTATGGTTACACTTAAACCTCCGTCACTTTTTAAAACTGTGATCTCGTTTTCAACACTGCAAACATACGACAACTATCAATTACAATCCTAATTAATTAACAAATATTTAACATTTGGCTCGGTTTTATTGGGTTAAGAAGGTATCAAATTTTAACAAATATATTAAGTTGTTGATAACGTGTGAGTTATGAGATTTCTATATTTTTTAATAATAAGTACACGCGCGTGAGGGGACATGGTTTATTGCTCGTGTGAGGGTATCTAATCACAAAATAGTACTATGCATAACATAGTAGGTGTCCCCTAGGTTTATACTTGGATTCAAAAACATGCTCACCAGATAAACACTATTTCGTACTGTACGCAATATTATGCTCTCTCAGGCCAATAAATGCGTTTAAAACGTCGGTGGAATGTAAGCAAAACCTCGGTAGCCCCCTAGAATGTTTTGCGATGTAAAGTTCAAAAAAGTTTTACATCGCGCTAGCCCTTGGTATCATTGGTCTAAGCCTAAAAAATGTAAGAATGTAAACTTTACTCCCTTCTTCACAGCGAAAAAAATATATATATTATAATAATTATCTATAGGCTGTATATAGGGTATAAACCCGCATTTCTACATTTTACTACGTAATCGTAGTGATATCAACGGCTCACACGATGTAACGGTTCCAAATACATTACATTTGCTTTACATTTCCTTACATTTATTCTACATCGGAGCGCGTCATCGCCCGTAAACATGGGGCAACGTGGCGGGAATACCACCTAGTTGACGTGTGGTCTGGAGAGGTACCCACCTGGCACCCCAGGAAAAGCCTAGAAATCTGGAGGGAAATCTTGCTTTTGGTACCCCAGGGGTCTAAAAAGAATCGGTTTCCATTTTGGACGGCTCACGCAAACTCAATATATAACCCAACACCTAAAAATTTATAATATTTTTTTATATCTTTGTACCATGGAAATAGAAATTCAAAACAGATTTAACATCGGTCCATCTATAGGATGGGGATTCTATCCGATAGACGAAGATTATGACGACAACGAGTTGATCATTTATTTAACATTTATAAGTATACATTTCAGATGGGTATAAACAAGAAGATGCCAGTTCAAGAGATTGGCTTGTACAGGATGGCAAAAGAGAAAAAGGCCATGCACGAGAGAAAAGAGATTGTAGAGGAGTCTATGATGATGGCTAGCGCCATGGCAATGTCAAAGGAGATGAAGGCTCCTATGCACAACATCATAATGAAGAAGAAGAAGTAATGGAAAACGTACCAATGAAGAACTCAGCTATAAAGATTATAGCTAGTAAGAAAGCAGCACAAGAGAAAGGAGTAAAGTCTAAACAAGTAAAGTCTGAATCTTTGCCTATTTGGAAAAGGAATCTTATGAGTTATCAAGAACAAAAGCCTAATGAAGTAAAAAATAAATCTTTATTAGAAAAAAAACTTTATACAAACAGTACACTTGCACCATTGGGTTCTCTTCCAAATGCGAGTAAAGGATCTAAAATTTTAAAAATGTCTAAAGGAGCGTCTATTAAGACAGCACTTCCAGTAGGGTTTTAGAAGTAGTTCACCCCTCATTCGAGTGGAAGAAATCGAGAAACGCATAGCTTAAATGTTATGCGTTTTTTTGTTGTATATTTGTAAAATAAAATCAGAGTCGTAGCTGATATAAAAAATTATAATAAATTCCTGCTTGATACGGACTACGACCCGTTGATGGCAGGTTTTTATGTTTATGAAAAAATGTAGTAAGTGTAATATCGAAAAAGAGTTTTCTGAATTTAGAGAAGATAAAGGAAAATTTAGATCTAGTTGTAAAGAATGTTGTAAAAAATATAGAAAAATATATATTGAATTAAATAAAGAGAAAATATATATAAAAACGAAACAGTATAACATAGAAAACAAAGAAATAAAAAAAGAAAAAAGAATTATATATGATATTATTAATAAAGAAAAAATATCAAAATACAAAAAAACATATAATGATATTAATAAATATAAAATAAGTAAACAAAGAAAAGAATATAGGGAAGTTAATAAAAGTTCTTTATATGAATACAATAAAAAATATCATAAAGAAAGAAAAAATACAGATGATCTATTTAAGTTAAGGGGTAGTGTAAGAGCTTGTGTGAGAAGTGCTTTTAAAAGAGGAGACAATCAATTTAAAAAAGGAGCTAAGACAGAGGAGATACTTTGTTGCACTGTAAAAGAATTTATAATATATATAGAAAATAAATTTACAGATGGAATGACAATAGGTAATCACGGAGAATGGCATCTAGACCACATCATACCAGTATCAAGCGCCAAGACAGAGGAAGAGGTAATAAAATTAAACCATTATACAAATTTTCAGCCGCTGTGGGCTATTGACAACTTAAAGAAGAGTAATAAATATTAATATATTTGTTGTATATTTGTCGCATATAATTTAATAAAATTTAATAAAATGGAAGAATTCGGGTATAGTCCTAAGGACATATTATTTGATAAGGAAGGAAGAGACAAGTTAATTAATGGTATCACCATTCTGTCAAAGGCAGTAAAGAGTACTCTTGGTCCAAGAGGACGAACAGTACTTATAGAGAGTCCTAATCATACTCATGGAATCACAGTGACGAAAGATGGGATAACAGTAGCTAAATCTATATTTCTATTAGATCCAGTAGAGAATCTAGCTGTAAAAATTTTAAAAGAAGCCGCAGATCGTACAGCTACCAGTGCTGGAGACGGAACCACAACAGCAATCGTGCTGACAGAGGCAATCGTGAGACAGGGCCAGGAGCTCTTGAACGAGAAGCACAACGTGACAGAGGTCATCAAGAACATCAACAGTGTATCCAACGGTATCATCCACAGCCTGGAGCGATCCTCTAAAAAAGTAAGCGGAAAGACTCTTCACAACGTGGCATCCATATCGGCTAACAACGACAACGAGATCGGTAAGATCATATCAAACGCATACACGAAGGTTGGTAAGAATGGGATCGTAACGATCGAGAACTCACAGACTGCTGAGACCTACTCAGAGTTCACGAATGGGATCAAGATCGGAAGGGGTTACACCTCGAACATGTTCGTGAACGACTTCAAGAACGACGAGTGCATCATGGACGATGTGTTGGTGCTGGTTACAGACCAGGAGATATCCAACATCCTGTCGATAGAGGGGGTTCTAAAGACGGTGATACAGGAGAACAAGAAGCTGCTCATCATAGGACCATGCAACCAGAACGTGATCAACACGCTGGCAGTCAACGTGGTGAAGAACAAGCTGAAGTTCTGTAACATTGCACCACCAGAGTTCGGTTACAAGATGAACGAGCTGATGTCAGACATCGCTCTGTCTTTGGGTGCGAAGTACTTCTCGGAGAGTACAGGAGACGACCTTAGCCTGATATCAATCGAGGATTTAGGTAGGGCAGAGAGGATCATAATAGGAAGGGATACTTCGTCCATCATCAAGCCAGAGAGCAAGCAGCAGGACGTAGACGACAGAGTCAGTCAGCTGTGGGTAGCTCACGAGGCTGCACAGAAGAAGCAGGACAAGGAGTTCATCAAGAGTAGGATTGCCAGCCTTACAGGTAGCATCGCTGTTATATACGTGGGAGGTAACTCTGATTTGGAGCAGAAGGAGAGAAAGGACAGGGTAGACGACGCGGTATGCGCGGTAAGGTCTGCACTAGAGGAGGGGATCCTTCCAGGAGGAGGCTTAGCCTTGTTCAACGAGTCCTACAGAATCATTGTAGACGCAGATGACATGATAGAGGACATCAGTGCGGAGCAGTACGTAGCTATGCAGATCATGGCAAGGGCTATTCAGGCACCGTTGTTGCAGATCCACGAGAACGCAGGTAACGATGGGTACGAGATCATGACTGGATGTGCATCAAACACGAACACTGGGTACGACGTTAAGAACGACGTGTACGGTAACATGTACGATATGGGGATCATAGACCCACTGAAGGTTACGAAGAACGCGCTTAAGAACGCTGTCAGTGTGGCCACAACAATACTTAGTACTAACGCAATAATAACAATGACACGAGCATAATGGAAGCAATAACAACAGGATCGCCACTTTATGGTGGAACAACACTTAGTAACGGATCAACACTTAGTAATGGAACAATTAGTTGGCCTACACCAGAGAAAAAAATGAAACAAGTAAAGGTTGCGATATTTAACGTAACAAGAAATGAAGATTACGAGATAATAGACTCTGCGTTTGACCAAGAGGTATGGGTTTGTCAAAAGAAAGGGGTATCGCTAGAGGCCGCAACAATGAAGCAGCTAGGGTACGTAATAGATCCAGACATCAAGATCATAAGAGAGGTGTTATCAATAACAATATAGTATGCAGCCAATAAATAAATACCTAGTAATCAATACAATAGAAGAGCAGATCAGGACCCAGTCGGGTCTACTGCTCACTGGAAACGAGACAGAACAGTTCAGGTACAAGAAGGGAGAGGTTGTGAAGCCTGGAACCAACGTGGACTGCGTGAAGGAGGGAGACATAATCTACTACGACAAGAACGCTGGCTACACGATGCTGGTAAACGACATCAAGTACACCGTGATCATGGAGAGGGACATCGTTGTGGTCCTCTAGATCTTCTGATCCTCAATATCCCTGAGCCTCTTAAGCTCCTTACGCGTACGATTCATCTTACGAATAATGGGCCTGGAGGCTCTCTCGGTATAGGAGGCATCTGTCCTGAACATTGGGTTAGACACTGGGTTCTCTGATACGTGAACCTTGAGCTCGATCTTCTCGTATATGTCTGTTATAACCCTGCGAGTCTTGTAGGAGGCCTCGTACAGTGCAGCCTCACCGTTCTTGTTCGGTCTCCAGAGCGTGATCCACCCGTCAGCTATCATTCTCTTGAATCGGTCCTTCTCCCAGGTGAGTCCAGACTCGAACTCCCAGAACTGTCTGTGACGGAAGTACTGCTCGCTGTAGACGAAAAGTAAGATATCGATGTCGGAGCTGCTTAGGTTGTACTTATGACGAATGAGCGTCTTTATTGCCCTCCAGTACTTGAGGTAGTCTGCGTATGGCTTGTATTTCATTTGATTTATTATTATTATCTTTGCAAAGATAAAACATTTATGATGGCAAAAACAGCGGCTTGGACCAGAAAAGAAGGAAAGTCAGCATCGGGTGGGCTTAACGAGAAGGGAGTCGCCTCATACAGGAAGGAGAACCCAGGAAGTAAGCTGAAGATGGCAGTAACAAAGAAGCCATCTGAGTTAAAGGCTGGTAGCAAGGATGCCATGAGACGCAAGTCATTCTGTGCACGCATGTCAGGGATGCCAGGACCTATGAAGAAGCCAAACGGGGAGCCAACAAGAAAGAAACTAGCACTAGACAAATGGAACTGTTAAAGAGAAAAGACGGGAGCACCTCCAAGAGAGGACTATGGGACAACATCAGAGCAAACGAAGGATCTGGAAAGAAGCCTACAAAGGCTATGTTAGAGCAAGAGAAGAAGATCAAGAAGAAAGCAAGTCAGTACGAGTCAGCGAAGTCGTTGAACGGAAAAATGTCATACCTAAAAGGAAACGTAAAAAAATAGAGTCATGCCATTGAAAAAGGGAAGTAGTCAGAAGGTAATATCAGCAAATATAAAGATGGAGTTGAAAAAAAATCCATCGATGAGTCAAAAACAAGCAATAGCAATCGCCTTATCTAAGGCAGGTAAAACAAAGAAAAAATGAAAAAAGTATCAGCAAAGTGTTCGTCTAAGATGACTAAAAAAGAAGTGAAACCAGTTCAGAAGAAAGAGAAGTTTGACTTCATGAAGATGATCGCGAACAAGAAGAAGTAATGCCAGGAAGGACAGCCAAATACTACGCAGCTAACCCAGAGGCTAAGAAGAAACACAACGACTACCAGAAGGAGTACAACAAGTCCCCTGATCAGGTAAAGAAGCGTGTCGAACTTAACGCTGAGAACCGCAAGCGTGGTACATATGGGAATGGTGATGGTAAGGACGTGGCTCATACTAAGTCAGGAACAAAATTACAAGCTGCTTCAGTAAATCGCGGATCAAAGAGCGCTATGCCTGGAGACAAGAGAGCAAGAGGAACTAAAAACAAATAAATATATCATGGCATACAAGAGAGGATTACCTACATTTAATAAGGATACAGAGATAGTTGGAAACCCAAAGGGATACGAGAAGGAAACTTCTCCTCTAAAAACTGGTCCTTATGAAAAAAAATTAGACACAGTTGGATCTGGATCTACTAAGACAGTTCGTATGATATCTGGATCTGGAGAGGTTCTAGGTCAGGAGAGATTTGGAACTACAGCTGCAAAAAAATTAGCAGATAAGTACGCAAAAGAGAAGGAGTACACAAAACAAAGAAGAACCATTAGTAAAGAGTTCTTAGAGTCAAGAGAGATGACAGGAAAGGTTGCTAAAAAAAAGAAATAGTATGCTATTAGGAGACAGAATAGAACAGATAACAACAGCAACTGGAATAAAAACAGTTGTAGATAAGGTTGCAAAGGCAGCCAACAAGGACTGTGGATGCTCAAAGAGAAAGCAGACACTGAATAACCCAGATCTACTAATTAACAAAATATTAAAGTAATGGCATATCAAAAATTACAGCAGACTAGAGCTGTCGCAGTAGTAAAATCTGACACAGTAAACATAGCATCACCAAGTGCTCAGGACGGACTATCAACAGAGCCTTGCGTACTGTACACTGGATCAGGTGGTACAATTCGTGTACTTACTGCAGGTGGAGATGACGTAACACTGGTATCAGTTCCAGCAGGAGTTGTTCTACCGTTACAGATAGTTCGAGTATTCTCATCAACAACAAGCGCAACTGGTATGGTTGCACTGTGGTAAGATGAGCAGGGAGCAGATAGATGTAATACTGAACAAGTTTATAAGCAGAAAGCTACTAGTTTTTGCAATAGCTTGTATGGCATTATTTGCAGGTGACTTGACGTCACAGGACTGGGTTGTTATAGCAACTGCCTATATTAGTATTCAAGGATTTACGGACATAGTAAAATCACTGAAGAGCTAATGGAATCAACTAGGCTATACATAATAAACTCGTTAACATTCTTTATTACGTTTACAAACATTGAGAATACACTGAAGATACTGTTGCTGTTACTATCTATTATATACACTGCGGTTAAAATTTACGAAATATTTAAGAGAAATGAAGATAGAGGTAAAGAGACTACACAGGACAGAGAACTCGACGATAGGTGAGCTAACCATTGACGGTAAGTTTGAGTGCTACACCCTAGAAGATAAGGAGAGAGATGTTAAAATTAAGTCTGAAACCGCTATTGCTAAGGGGACGTACAAGGTTATAATCAACCAGTCAAACAGGTTTAAAAGACTGCTACCGTTACTAATAAACGTTCCTAACTTTGAAGGAGTTCGTATACACCCTGGTAACTCTAATCACGACACAGAGGGTTGCATACTTGTTGGAATGAATAGATCAGTTGACTACATCACAAAGTCAAGGAAGGCTTTCGACTCTTTATTTAAAAAGATGCAAGGCGCTAAGAATATAACCATAACAATATCATGACAAGTCATAACAGGAACTACATATACTTCTGGATATGCGTGTTGTTATCAACATTGGCAGTGCTTCTAGCATCGTGTTCTTCCAGGAAGGTAGTGATAGATGAGGTTAGAAAGGATTCTGTGTCGCACATATCGACTAAAATTGCGACAGATATAGTCTCTAATGTAGAGACTAAAAACGATATCATAACCGATGAGTTTACTATAACTCCACTAGACACGTGCAAGGACATAGTTATAGATGGTAAGATATACAAGAACGTAGTTTTAACATATAAAAAGACAAAAGACAGGTCTATATATACCGAGAAAAAGATAGCGTCTAAGATCGAAGAAAAACAACAGATAACAAAAGAAAAGATTGTAGAGAAAAAAAAAGAAGTTGAGAGGACATCTTTCAGTTTTATTTGGATAATAATAATATCATTTATAATAGTAGTATGGCTAAACAAACAGTATCTATTAAGTCTGTTAAGAAGGATATAAACAGACCTGGAATTCACTCCAAGTCAAAGACATCGTCTTTAAAACAGAGCAAGAACTATAAAAAATCCTATAAAGGACAAGGAAGATGACAAAAATAAGTGTTTACAATATAGATGAGTACGTAACGGCAGACGACAAGTGGATAGGAACGGACGTAAACACGTATAATAAGACTAAGAACTTTACTCCAAGAAAGCTATCTCATTACTTTAACAATAACCAGGTAATAAACACTGGGGTAGATCTACTGTACAAGTACTTCACAATAACTCCTCCAGAGACAAGGCCTACTGGAACACTGTCATTTGAGACAGAGATAGGACCAACGGTTAATTTTTCTGCAATAAGCACGTTCTTACTTAGTAAGACAACTCTAAAGGGAAACTACATAGTAGAGTTCTTTGATTTTTTGGTTGGTACAAATGTTTTAATGTACAAGGCCAAGAATATAAACCTATTCGGAAGCTACAAGATATTATCTGTAGAAGAGTACCTGCCAGAACCTAACTTCTTTGTTGTTAATGTAGAGTTTATAGAGGGCAACGGGTTTATAGAGGAGGACGAGGACTACATGATATCCCTTATAGACATTAGTGGAGGTGGAGGAACTCAGGATCTTCAAGACGTTACTGATATTGGCGCAACTACTACCAATGACATTCAACTTCTTAATTCTGCTGAAATGAGATTTGGAGCTGGTGGAGGTATATTGTTAGATAACGCATCAAGACTTAGAGAGGGTACTATTGACGCTGGGTTGGGTGGTTCGAAAGGAATTGCTCAAATATGCGGTGTTGGTTATGAGTTGAAATGGGAAGCAGGAAGATTGTATGTAATGGATTATAGCGGTTATGGGATAAGACAGTCATTATATAATTTTGACAATGTACCTACTGTAAATGATGATACTACAAAAGAATACCGTCAAGGATCGTTGTGGTCATTAGATAATGGAGATGTTTATGAATGTTTAGATGCAACAACAGGTGCAGCAGTTTGGGATTTAAAGAATACGATAGATTCACCTATAACTATTGTAAATGGTAACAGTCTTTTTTCAACTGGATTAACTGGAACTGGATTTGATTCAACTGCTTATGGTTCAATTTTTCTTGGAGAAAATGCTGGTTATGAATCAGCCAATGTTTATAATTCAATTTTTTTAGGGCAACAAGTTGGTTATGAAGCAACTGGAGCTTATAATTCAGTTTTTTTAGGACATCAAACTGGTAATGGAGCAACAAATGCATTTTTGTCTAATTTCATAGGTCTTAGTGCTGGTTATGGAGCAACTAATGCCAATAATTCAAATTTCTTAGGTTATCAAGCTGGTTATTCTGAATTATTATCTTTTGGTGCTAGTTACTCAAATTTCTTAGGTAATAATGCTGGTTATGAAAGTAATGCTGACTATTCAAATTTCTTAGGTAATAATGCTGGTAGTGGAGCAACTAATGCTACTAATTCAAACTTCTTTGGACCTCAAGCTGGCGAAGGTGCAACAGATGCGAGTTATTCAAATTTCTTTGGCGCTCAAGCTGGTAAGTCTTTTACTGATAATAACGTTGGAAGTAATAATATAATTATTGGTACAAATATTTCATTGCCAGATGCAACAGCAAATGCTATTAATTTAGGAGGTGTGTTATTTGGAACAGGAACTTATTCAGAAACAGCAGGAGACCCTTCTATTACCCCTATATCAGGTGGCAAAATAGGTATAGGTGTTGTTAGTCCAACAAATACATTACACATATACTCTGAAACAGAAGATACATCAGGTTTAAGATTAGAAAGATTAACAAGTGCGTCACCAACAAGTACAGGACAAGCAATAGGTGTTGATGCAAGTGGTAATGTTGTTACCGTAACTGGAGGCGGTGGGGGTTCACAAGATTTGCAATCTGTTACAGATGAAGGTGCAACTACTACTAATCCAATAACTATTACTGTTGGAGATGGAGGAGCAAATGGCATTACTTCATTTTCATCTCAAGGATATGGTGTCAAAGGAGAATCAAATGAAACAATTGGAGTTTATGGAGTTTCAGCTTCAGCAGCTGGAGTATTTGGTGAATCTGCAGGTGGAAATGGAGTTGAGGGAGTTTCTGTTGATGGAAACGCTATTTATGGAAATTCTTCAAATGTAATAGGAGTATATGCTAGGTCTGATTATGGGACTGGGTTATATGGTTATACTGAAGATGGAGTAGCTATATCTGTTCAGTCTAATTCAATAGGTTTACAGGTAAATGGTAATGGTACAATAGCTATTGAAGCTAATTTAGGTAACTCAAATAAAGGACTTGTAATAAACAGTGGAGCATCATCAACAGGAAACTTTATAGAATTAGATAAAAATGGAGTTGATAAATTAGTAGTAAACCAACAAGGTGAATTAACTGCGCAAAAATTAATAAAAGAAGGAGGTACTTCATCTGAAATACTATCAGCTGATGGTTCAGTAATAACCGCTGGAAATAATATTACAATTACAGGAGGTCAAATATCTTCTGTTGGTGGTTCAGGTGGC